TAATATGAAAGCTTACTTCTCTTCAACTGATACAAAAACCATGGAAGAATATGAAGGTGGTAGATTCAGTATGTCTTTGGTAGTAAACATCAAAGAAGAATATTGTTTTAGAGTATCTGTATGGGATCCAGTAACAGCTTATGAGGAACTTGAGCTGGATATAATTGGAAAAGAACATACTCTAGGTAAAACCATACTCAAAGAAGTAGAAGATAAATGTACTAAACCTACTACAGCTATTACTACATGGAAGAAAACTACTTATACACCTCATGAACTAGCTCATGGCTATGGATATGCATCCTCTGATCAATTGGAACTTGATGATTGGAATGAAAGTTTTGGTATAGATCGTGATAAAACTGATGATGCTGATACATATAATTCACTTTTTGAAGCTATGGATGATTATAATAGTGAATATGTTAAAGATACTTTAAACTATAATGATTGGCTTGATAAAGTTAAAATGATAAATAAACAGTTAAAACAGAGAAAGTCTATTTATAGTGTTCCTGAAATGTCTAAACTTCAATTGGATGGTAAGGTATATTATTGTCATATTATAACTCTAGAAGGATTGTGCTTTCATATTGTAGGTTGTGGGGCTATTGGTAGCTCCACAGCCTTACAATTAGTTCGAATGGGTGCAGAATCATTTTATTTATATGATTTTGATAAAGTTGAACTACATAATATAGGTGTATCTGAATATATTGACGATGATGTAAATTGGTGGAAAGTGTTTGCTTTAAAACGCAGATTAGAATCAATCAATAAAACAGTATCTGTTGAAACATTCAATGAAAAGTTGAAAGACTATAACCCTAATTATGTTATGAAGCAGAATATAGTAATACTTGGTGTAGATTCAATGTCCTCAAGATTGGAAATAATGGAGATAATATGTTCTCATATTGATAAACCTGACCTCGTTATTGACGGGAGAATGGGCTCTGAACAATTCCAACAATATGTGTTTAAAAATGTTTCTATAAAGAAATATAAAAAGACATGGTATAGTGATAAAGAATCTGATACTGAACCTTGCAATATGAAAGCAACATCCTACTGTAGTAATATGTCTGGATCATTTATATGTAATGCAATCCGGAAATATGTAACAAAACAACCTTACGAAAAGGAATTAATATTCAACTTTCCAGGAATGATACTTGATTTTAAGTAAGGAATAGTTGTATATTTACCTGGACGTAACAATCCAACAAACAGGTGAAACCCCTGGTTAATTCTGGGGGTTTTACTACTCAATAATAAACAACAAGGAGAGAATAATGCCAGTTAAAATCCATGGTAGGAACTATCGGACCGTTGCAGAACGTGTCAATGAGCTCCATACTGATTATAAAACTAAAAAGCTCAGTGTAATAACAGAGCTGGTATCTTGGACTAATGGTATAGTAATAATGAAGGCCACTGTAACCACCAATCAAGGTGTATTTACAGGTCATGCATATGAACGTGAAGACCAAGGTAACATCAATAAAACCAGTGCTTTAGAGAACTGTGAGACCAGTTGTATAGGTCGTGCACTCGCAAGTGCTGGATATGCTGGAGCAGAGTTTGCATCAGCTAATGAAGTACAAACTGCTATAAAACAGCAGAAAACTCCTAATCTCAAGCCAGTAGGAACTGTAAAATTAAATGGCTTGGCAAAAGAGCTAAAAGCTCTGCTTAATCATGCAGGACTGAAGGCTGATAAAGCAGCATCTAAGGCAGTTACAGAAATACTTGCTACTAATGCTGATAATGAAAAGTTATATAAATACCATGTTAGAGCATTAGAAATATGTGAAACTTGGGATAAAAAGGAGACTAAATAATGAGAACCTTAACTGTTAGATCAGGTGGTTTTGATAAAACATCTGGCTGGAAAACTGTAACAATTTCTGGTGCTGAATATGGTGTATATCAAGGCAATGAAGGTGATAGTAAATTCTTACAAATAAAGTTTGAGGGATATCCTGATACACTTGATATGAGAGTTTATGAAACTATGGGTTCAGATGGTGAAGAGTTCGCTATTGGACAGATTTTTAGATTTGCTAATGCAGGTCTAACTGATGTTCTTGAAGGACAAAATGGTGAAAAAGTAATAAAGCTTGATGATGATCCTAAGCATTTAATAGGTAAACATTTAAATGTGTATTTCTATGAAGATGGAGAATATTCCAGGATTTTTAAACAAGCTGCACCTACACCATTTACCAATGATATAGAAACATTCACTGATAATGATGTAAGGTATTGGCAGGAGAAAGCTAAGAAATATTATGATAAAGTTCATGGAACTAGCAACTCTCCCGAGACAAGTACCACAGTTAACCTTGATAAGAATGGAGTAACAGGTAAAACGGCCGATATTCCCTTCTAACTCACTGCAACGAACAAGAAAGAACTAGGCCCAGGTAAAACTGGGCTTAGTTGTCTAAAATGGAAATTTCACAGAACACTAAATTAACAATATTGATAATTCTATGGCTTTTTGATAAAGTAATCATATTAGCCATGTTTTGGATCTTTAATTAGGGGAATAAATATGAATACAGAAACGTATGAAGGTAGAATATATAGTAAAAAACTTATAGCTGACTTTTATGTATCACAACTTAATAAATTTGATAAACTAGGTATGGGTAAATATACTGAAAATAATGTAATTGTTACACGAGAACTTGTAAAAATAACACAAGAAAGACTGTATCAATTAAGGCCAGTTCTAAAAATAATAAAGGAGAAGAAATGATTAAAGAATTTGCATTATCTTTAAGTAAGAGGCATTATTTTCAAGATAATAGTAAATTATCAGATTGGCAAGGTTTAAATAGTGATACATATATGTCATTGTATGACTATGATGATGATGTAAAGGATTTCTATGCTAAACATAATTCATTATCTGGATTTGATGGTAAAATATATATACCAGATGAATTTATCTTAGATATTGATGGGGCAAATGTTGAAAGTGCGAGAGATAAAACTATAGGTTTAACGTTGTTTTTAAACGACTTAAATGTACCATATAAGATATATTTCTCTGGAACTGGATTTCATATAGGAATTCCACCTGATTCATTTAGATGGAAGCCATCTGCTAATTTACATACATATGTAAAGGAAGCATTAACTAAAGCTGGTGTATTTGAATATGCTGATCCTTCTGTAACAGATAAAACTAGGCTTATACGTATAGTAAATACTAGAAATGGTAAATCTGGATTGTATAAAGTACAAATAGAAGAACAGATGTTGCAAGATGTTGATAAAATACTAAAATATGCTGTAATACCAAGAAAGCTCACAGATAATGTAATGGAATGCAACCCTGTATTTGATGCACTTGTGGAAGAAAAGGTAGTAGAAAAGGTTACTACACTTGTTGTAAAAAATGATGGTAGACAGCCAGATCCAGTAAATTATCCTTGTATATCAGCTATGCTTGAGTCTAATCCTATAGGACAAAGACATGCTGTTGCACTTAGAATATCTGCATGGATCAGATGGTTATATCCTGAAGATACAGTAAGGGCAGTAATGGAAAAATGGCGTCAACAGATTGATACACCAAATAATAGATTCTCAGAGACTGAAATGGAAAGTATAATTAAAAGCTCTTATGAAGCTCATGATGGTCAGGGAAATAGATTTGGATGTAATGATGCTATAATGGATAAATACTGTAAGAATACGTGCAGGCTGTTCAAGGCAAAGAAATCTACTACAGTAATGAACCCTGTCGAAATGGACAATGTGTTAATTGATTTTTATAGTCAGCAAGCATCTAATCCTCTTGATATAGGTAAATTATATGGTAAGAAATTTCCTATACATCCTGGTGAGGTAGTATTACTTCAAGCTCCTCCAGCTTCTATGAAAACTATGTTATTACAAAACTGGATGACTCAGTTTAAAAGACCAACATACTTTATTGAAATGGAAATGAGCCCAAGACAGATATGGTCTAGGTTTGTAATGATGGAAAATCATTGGAATGAAGATGATTTAGTACACCACTATTCTAATAAAAGGAATAGTATGGCTGCTAAATTTGACTGGTTAACAGTAGACTTCAGTCCATGTTATTCATATGAACTTGAAAAACGCATTCAAATGCTTCCACGTAAACCTGAAATAGTATTTGTGGACCATATAGGATTATTCAGATCTAAGCAAAAAGATGCTAATGCTAAAGTTGAAGAAGCATCACAAGCCTTAATGGAACTAGCTATAAGTAGTAATATTATAGTTATCGCTGTGACAGAGATCACAAAATCAGCCTATTATGAAGGAACTAACATAGCTTCTTCTAAAGGTTCATTCAGGTTAGCATATAATGCCAATAAGATTCTATCACTTAAGCCATTTACCAATAAAACTACTGGACTTATTGAAATGCTTGACTTAAAATGTGACAAGAATAGGGAGAAAGAAACTCTGCATGTACAACTTGCAGTTAACAATACAAATATAAGCTTAATGCAATGAATAAAGTATATTTCACTTGCTTTAGACCTGATGGAAAAGAACATCCTTGTAATGTATATACAAGACGATGGGGATGGTTAATAAGATTATATAGAAAAATAAGGGGAAATAATAATGGCAAGTACCTTACTGTGCGATGGGGAATGCGGAAACGTATACTATGAAATCGACTTAAATGAAACTTGCTATAAACAGATGATGTGTAATAATTGCATGTGTACATTTATAGCCGAACAAGAAGAAAGGAGAGAAGATGTTTCAATTAGACCACTTGAGCCCTAGTTCTATAGGGCAATACATGAAATGTTCAGTTCAATGGTTCTACAGACGAACTATAGGACCTAAACCACCAACCATAGCACTATTATATGGATCATCTGTTGATGATGCTATAAACATTGATATGGAACAAAAAGTTGAAAGTCATGAAGATCTAAAACTCAATGATGTTATGGATGCATTTACAACATCTTGGGATAAACGCAAGGATGATACAAAATTCTTTCCTGTTGATAAACCAGATGAGCTTAGAGAAACTGGCCTTAGATCTGTAGAAAATTGGCTCACAGAAATAGCTCCAACTATACAGCCTAAAGCTGTACAGGAAGAGTTATCATTTGAAACTGAAGATAGTAAAATTGTTCAATATGCTGATCTTATAACAGATGATGGTACTATTATAGATAATAAAACTGCAGGTAGAAGCCCTGGTGAGCATATATCTCATGATCACAGACTTCAATTAACTATGTATGGTATGGGCTATGAAGATAAAAATATCTTTGCACCAAGGGAATTAGGATTAGACTATATGATTAAAACTAAAACTCCTAAAGTCCAGAGAGTTAGATGGAAACCTAATGATTCTGATGTGAATCTTGCAAATTCTATAATTGGACAAGTAAAGAAAAGCATTGAGAAAGGTGTTTTTATACCAAATAGAGGTAGTTTCATGTGTACTAAACGACATTGTGGCTACTGGAGAGAATGTGAACAAGAATGGGGAGGTACAGTTAAACCATGAGACAAGAAATTCAAGAGCTTGCTGCTATGCAAGCTGTCTTACATAAAAAATACAAAAGGCTAACAATACGGACTCCTATATGGAAAACTAAAAGTATAGGGATTGCTGAATATCGACTAAATACGGATATATTATTGGATATATCATACAAGAACTCTAAAGGGGACAAGATGTTCCCTGGATTCTTCTATATTGATAAGGAAGAAGCTAAAACTTATCCAATACAGAGGGTTCATAATACAGATCTTAGAATAATACCAATAGCAAATCTAAAGGAAATCGAATATGAAGAATCTAAATGATACTAAGGAGTTAGCTGAACTGCATAGAAAAATAGCTGTTATTGAGAATGAGATAATCAATCTCACAAATACCATGAGAAAACTGGAGAAATATACCCAGGAATGGTTTAGTGAAGACAATACAATTACTGAATAACAGGTTAAATTGGAAATGCCAGATGTGCGGGAAGTCTGTTCTTAGAGGTATTGCCTATGAATGGAATTCCCCTGCATTCTGGTTAACAAATGCTGATCCACTTATTGTATGTGTAAAATGTGCACGCAGGGAAATCGGCAGTAAAAATAAGAAAGGATGGGACAAAATACATGAAAACAGTTAAATTATGCCCACGTTGTGGGTGTATAGATCCAGCACTTGAACTTAAATATGATGAGGAAAGTGAGGAAAAATATTCAATAAATGGAGCTCCACTCCACATAATAACTAAGATAATGAAACAATTAAAAGAGGAGTATGGTTATGGCATCTCAGATAAGGTCGAGGAAAGCCAAGGGGAGGAAGTTACAGAATCTTGTGAGGGACCGGTTAAAGCAGATTTTTCCGAAACTCCACGAAACGGATATAAAATCTCAGACCATGGGGATGACAGGGGAGGATATAGTCCTCAGTCATGAGGCAACTAAATGGATACCGTTCAGTTTTGAATGCAAGAACCAAGAAAAATTAGCTATTTGGCAGCATTTAGAACAAGCTGAAGGTAATAGTGAAGGCAGGGACCCAGTCCTTGTAATAAAACGTAACCGGAGTAAAGTCTATGCTGTAATAGAGTTTGACTTATTCCT